CTCGCCCGCGGCCTCGGCCGCATCAGCATCCCGCAGGTCCACGCCAAGTTTGGCGGCGCGGTCTTCAACCCTGCGATTCAGACCGCCTGGGCCTTGATCCGCCTCGCCCCTGGGATCATCATGGGAATCGCTGGGCTGGCGCTCATCGCGAGCACCCTGCCGGCCGCCTTGGAGATGATCGGAATTTAGGATGCCTATAATTGGGAGCACAGACGGGTTGATGCGCGCCCTTCGAAGCACGGTAGAATCCTATTTCGCCACTCCAGAAGGAGCCGCTGCGCAGGCTTCGCTGATCGATGTGATGCGCGAGTCAGCCAAAACCGGAGACAGTGCCCAGCTCGCCAAGGCTGTGCGAGAAGCGATCGAGCCGCTAGCGAAGCCGCTACGAGGCGATCGCTGAGGATGATCGGGCTATGAGCGACACGGAACAGTCCGCCAGCGACGTGAGCGCGGACCTCACCGAAGCGGCCGTAGAAAAGCTTGCTGGCGAGATCCATAAGCAGTCCCGCTTCGTGGAAGAGATCAAGACGGCTCTCGCTGAGATGAACGCGGAGAAGTGCGTGCTCATCGTAAGCGCAGCCGAAAGGCTGGTCGCGACCACAAACGTGGTTCGCGACCTCGCTCGCGACTTGTCGCTGACCCTTGTCAGGGTAGGAACTGGCGTCTTGATGCCTGGAATCGCAATCGTAGCATGCGAGGACAATGCCCGTCCCGTTAGGCTCCCCAATGACCCCTAAGCAGCAGTGCGGGATCATCCTGATGCACACTCGCGTCGAGCCCCGCGCCTATTGCGACGTCTGCGCTTGGGAGGACTGGCTGTCGAAGATGGTCCGCCACGGCTCACTGCTGGTCTGTGACAGATGCCAGTGACCCCTAAGCAGGCCCGCTTCGTGGAAGAGTACCTGACCGACCTGAATGCGACGCAGGCTGCGATCCGGGCGGGCTACAGCAAGAAGACGGCCGAACAACTAGGCTATCAGCTGCTTCACAAAACTTCAGTTGCTGAAGCGATTGAGAAGGCCCGCGCGAAGCTCTCAGAAAAGACCGAGATCACGCAGGAGTATGTGCTTAGGCGCCTGAAGCGCGAAGCCGAGCTGGAGGGCGATGGCGCATCTCACAGCGCGCGTGTGTCCGCGCTCGAGAAGCTCGGCAAGCACCTGAAGATGTTCACTGACGTTTCGGAGATCAACCCGAGCGAAGCGCTGATGGAGCTGCTCGGAATGACCGCGGCGCCTCGCGCGCTGACAAATGACGCTGCAGCTTCCGAAAGCCGCCATTGAGCGCTTACGCGATTGGCGCTGGCGGCTCGACAACCTCTACACGGTAACGAACGAGAGCGGACGCAAGGTCCCGTTTCGCCTAAGACCGGCGCAGCGGGACATGATGGACCGGGCGCACACCCGGAATTTGATCCTGAAGAGCCGCCAGCGCGGTTTCACCACGCTCTGGGCCCTCTTCGGCCTGGACCAATGCCTGTTCCACGACGACACCAGCGCGCTCTTCATCGCGCAGGACGTGGTGAAGGCGGAAGACACGTTCACCCTGAAGATCAGGGGCGGCTATGACGAGCTGCCCGGCGCGCTCAGGAAGGCCCGGACGGCCAAGACGGACAGCACGCGCCAGCTGGCCTTTAACAACCGCTCGCGCATCCGGGTCGACACATCTGGCCGCGGCGGCACGAACCAGATCCTGCACGTCAGCGAGCTCGGCAAGATCGCAGCGAAGTGGCCCGAGAAGGCGCGCGAGATCAAATCGGGAGCGCTGCCCTCGGTTCCATCGGACGGCGTGGTGGCGATCGAGAGCACGGCGGAAGGCCAGGCCGGGCTCTTCTACGAGATGTGCCAGCAGAGCCAGGAGCGAAGCCTGCAGCCGGAGCCTTTGAGCCCGCTCGAGTTCAAGTTCTTCTTCTACCCGTGGTGGGGCGAGGAGCGATACCGGGTCGACCCGACGCACACGATCGTTCCGGGCGAGCTCAACCGCTATTTCGACGCGCTGGAAGACCAGCTGAACGACCTGATTGAGGCCAAGCGTGCGCCGGAGTGGCTCCAGGCAGAGGCCAAGCACACGCGTGATGCTCCGGGCTGGGTCAAGCTCGATGCCGCCCAGCGGGCTTGGTACGCGCTCACAGCCGCCCAGCAGGGCGACGACATGAAGCGGGAGTATCCGGCCACGCCAGACGAAGCGTTCGAGGCGAGCATCGAGGGAGCCTTCTACAAGAAGGAGCTGGCGCGCGCGGTGCAGCAGGTCCGCTACGCGGATTTCCCGTACGATCCGAAGCTCGGGGCGGCGTGGACCTTCCACGACATCGGGCGGGGCGTTCACGCATGCTGGTGGGCGCAGAGAGACAAGGGCTACTGGAGATTCTTCCTCTACCGTGAGTGGCATCACGGCGGCGTCTCAGACACGGCGCGCATCCTCCAGGAGGAGCGCAGCACGCGCGGACTCACCTACGCCCGCCACATGCTGCCCCACGATGGCACGACGAAGGACTGGAGCGCTGACCTCAGCCGCGCCGACGAGCTCGCAAGCCGGCTCGGCGTGACGCGCGACATGATCGATGTCGTCCCACGCACCAAGGACGTGTTCGCCGACCACCAGACGGTCAAGAACTTCATCGACCTGAGCCGGTTCGATCGGCAGGGCGCGGCTGAGGGCTGGACCTGCCTGTCGAGCTACAAGCGCGCCTACAGCGACACGCTCGGCGCCTACCTGGAAAAAGAACATGAGGGTCCCGAGATCCACGGCGCGGATGCATACCGCACGGCCGCGATGGCTGACTTCCACGGCATGATCATAGACGAGGGCTATCTCGCCAGTGCAGAGCGCCAGTGGTCGCGCAGCGCCGACGAGGGCCGCAATAGGACAACGGGGTACTGATGGACACTTGGCGCAATCCGCTCGACGGCAAAGGAGTCGTAGGACCGCCGCCTCAAGCGTTTGAGGTCGGCTCGTTCATCGCGTCGTATACTGCGATCGGTCCGGTCAACGGGTTCGATCCCGCGGAGTGGACGTTCGGGCCTCTGACGCAGGATCAGGTCGATCTGCTGCACTGGCTTGAGCGCAGGAACTACGCTTGGTCCCAGGCGGGATTGGGTTGATGGACGCCTGGGCCTGGAGCAAGCGCGTCGGCGAACTGCTGGCGGAGATGGACGGGGCCAAAGGCCTGCTCGTCGTCGCGGTCACGAGCGAGCCGGCGGAGGAGATCGCCGAGCGCCACGGGCTGCGCCTCGTCACGGTCAACGGCGGCGTCTTGAAGGCTGGCGCCTTCCTGGTCACGACCGACAAGGAAGCGCGCGGCGGCGCGATCGATGGCTGACGAGTACGAGGTCGACGACCTGTACGAGGACGACCCCGAGCAGACCGAAGAACAGCCGCTGGCCTGGGAGCAGATCGAAGACCTCGCCACCGGCGAGAACGTCACCGAGATCATCCTAGGCGACCATCGCGGCGAAAAGCTGATCGATGGGCTCAAGTCGTGCATGCTGGATGGCTTCCGCCTCGACAAGGCCAGCCGCACCGATTGGGAGCAGAGCGCCCGCGACGGCCTGAAGCTGATCGCGGCGAAAGGCGGCAAGAAAACCTTCCCGTTCGACGGGGCGAGCAACGTCAAGTTCCCGACCCTGCAGGACGCGGTGGTGCAGTTCTGGGCGAGAGCCATCACGGCGCTGATCCAGGACGATCGGGTGGTGAAGGCGAAGATCGTCGGGCCCGATCCGGAGGGCGCAAAGCGCAAGCGCGCCGAGCGCGTGAGCGAGCATCTCTCCTATCAGGCGATCGAGATCAGCAAGTCGTGGCGCTCCGACATGAGCGCGCTGCTGATGCAGTACCCGGCCGTTGGCCACGCCTTCAAGAAGGTCTACTGGGCGCGCGACAGCAAGAACCCTGAAGGCGATTTCTGCTCGGCGCTGGACGTCTACGTGAACCAGGGCGCCCGGAGCCTCGAGCGCTGCCCGCGCATCACCTACCGCTACCCGCTCTATCCTTACGAGATCGAGGAGAAGATGCGGGACGGCCGCTTCCGCCGTGTCGATCTCGGCGACGCCGATGAGCTGAAGCAGGAGCCGCGCCACCAGCTCGAGGCGACGCTCCGCTACGACATGGACGGCGACGGCCTCGCCGAGCCGTGGATCGTCACGATCGACGAGAAATCCGAGCAGGTCGTCCAGGTGCTCGCGAACTTCGCGCCCGAGGACATCCAGCGCGAGATGATGAACGTGCCCATGCCGGTGTTCGACCCGGCGACCATGCAGCCCGTGGCTGACCCCATGACGGGTCAGCCGATGACGCAGATGCAGGAGATGCCTCTCGGCGACGTGCTCCGCGTCGAGGAGCAGAAGTACTGGGTCGACTACAAGTTCCTGGACGATCCGGATGGCGGCTACTACGGGATCGGCCTCGCCAAGCTCTTAGAGAACCTGCAGAGCGCGATCGACACCGCGATCAATCAGCTGATCGACGCGGCCACGCTGCAGAACGCCGGCGGCGGCTTCGTCGGCCGCGGGGTGAACCTAAACGAGCGCGGCGGCGAGATCCGCATGCGTCCCGGCCTCTGGCAGACGCTCAACGCGCCTGGCGCGGTGATCCGCGACGCGATGGTCCCGCACGAGCACGCCGGCCCGAGCCAGGCGCTCTTCAACGTGCTCGGGCTGCTGATCGACACGAGCAAGACCACGGCGATGGTGCTGGACGTGCTGACCGGGGAGGCCCCGAGCCAGCAGCCGGCGACCACGACGATCGCGCTGATCGAGCAGGGCCTTCAGGTGTTCGGCGCCATCTTCATCAACCTCTGGCGCGGCCAGCAGGAAGAATACCGCATCCGCATGCGCTTGAACGCGCTCTACCTGGACGACGAAGCCTACCGCGCCGTGGTGGACGATCCGACGGCTTCGGCGAAGGCCGACTACTCGCACGCCGACTGCGATGTCGTGCCGGTGGCCGACCCGCGTCAGGTCACCAGCATGCAGAAGATGGCCCGCGCACAGTTCCTGCGCGAGCACATCGGCATGCCGGGGATCAACAACGAGGAAATCTACCGGCGCACGTTCGAGGCCGCGGGGATCGAGGAGCCTGACGCGCTGCTGGCCCCGCCCGATCCGATGCAGATCGAGGCGATGAAGCTCGAGATGGCGAAGCTCGCGAGCGAGATCGCCAAGAACATGGCCGAGGCGCTGGCGAAGAAGGCCGGCGCGGTCAAGTCGATCGCCGACGCCGAGTCGGCCGAGGCGGGGGCGAACATCGCCGAGTACACGCAGGTCCTGCAGATGATCGCGACGCTCTTCGCGGCCACCAATCCGGGGATGATGAATGGACAAGCTGCCGGCCCCGCCCAAGCGGGAGGATTGGCTGCTCTGGTGGGACAACCCAACGGGGCGATGGCTCCGGGCGGGCCTTCGGGCCTACGCGGTGGAGAAGCGGGCGGAGCGCTCGGCGCTGGCGGAATCCCAGGCCAGGGGGGCAACCCCGGACGCGGCAATGGTGCTTACGGCGGAGCAGGCGTGCCTGACGGCGGAAGCTCAGGTGGCGGACCAGCTTTCTGAGATGAAATACGAGTCGGTGTGCTCTTTGAACGGACAGAAGGAACGCGATGACGACGATTGAGAACAAGAGCGGCATCTGGCCCACGAGCTATTGCGTGCTGATCGAGCAAGACAAGACGCCGCGGCGGGTAGGCTCAATTCTGCTGGCCGATCACTCGAAGGACAAGCTGGACGGTGGGATACAGCGCGGCCGGATCATCGCCATGAGCCCGATCGCGTTTGACTTTGCGCAGTGGCCGGACCGCGGCGCCAGCCACTTCCAGCGCAAGCCGGAGGTGGGCGACTACATCCACTTCCGCCGCTACTCGCGGGCCGAGTGCGAGGGCGCCGACGGCGAAACCTACTGGATGATCCAGGACAAGGAGCTGCAGGCGATCCTCGATCCGGTGGCGTTCGGCATCGAAACCGAGAAGGGGGCGCGCAATGCCGCCTGATCCAGCCCCCGAGACGCCCGCGCCGAAGAACTACTTCGCACCGGACAAGAGCACATTCGATGTGGACCTCAAGATTGCCGAAGAAGAGCCGGCGGCGGCGGACGAAACCCCGCCCCAGGAGCCCGAAGAGCCAGCCGCTGCGCCAGTCGCCGCTAATGACGACTCCGAAGAGGACAGGACCCGCGCCTCGGCTCTAGGCTGGAAAGACCCGGCCACGGCGCCGACGCCGACCACCGCCAAGGGCGAGCCTTGGCTCAAGGCGCGCGAGTTCCTCGACCGGTTCGACCCGCAGAAGCTCTACAAGCGCATCGACGAGATCACCCGGACCGTCGATCGGCGCGTGGAGCAGCGCGTCCGCGGCGAGCTCGAGACCGTGCGCCCGCAGATTCAGAGCGTCATCAAGCACAACCGCGATCAGCTCGCCGGTCGCTACCGCGGCTGGGTCGCCGAGGCTCCGGACCGCAACGAAAGCCTTGCCCGCCAAGCGGATATGGACAAGGCGCTCGGCGCGTTCGACGCGAAGTTCGGCGGTCCGGCCGCTGCGCCTGCAGCTCCAGCGCCGGCGGCTCCCGCAGCCGAGCAGCCGAGCTTTTCGTCCGACATGGTCGAAGCGCATGCGAAGTTCGTGGCCGGAAACAAGGCCTGGTTCGGCAAGAACAGCGGCATGACCGAGCGCGCGAAGGAAATCGCCACCGAGGTCGATGCAGCGTTGCCAGCCGCCACGCAGTTCGCCGAGATCGAGCGCCGCATGCGCGAGGAATACGGCGATCACCCCGCGTTCCGGCAGGCGCCAGTGGCTGCACCTGCAGCCCCAGCCGCGCCCGCACAGCCTGCCGCCCGCAAGGCGCCCGACATCTCCGGCGCTCCCCGCCGGGGGACGAATGGCGCAGGCGGAGGGTGGGCGCCGCTCCCGTCTGCGGCCAAGGCCATGTTCAAGAACGTGCACGTGCCGGCCGGGTTCTTCGAAGACACCGACAAGGACCGTGAGCGCTACGCCAAGCAGATCGAGGAAGACACCCCTGAAAAGCGAGGGTTCAACATATGAGCGACGCATCCGGCACAGAAGAGCCTCGCTCGCAGCGGCCGCGCCGGCGCGCTGAGGCGCTGGACGAGCGCGACGGCCTGCGTCCCGTGGATGGCCCGGCGGCGGGCCCCAGCGAGGCCGCCCGAGGCCGGGAGCCCCGCCTCGAGGAGGAGCGCCGCGAGCGCCGCGCCAGACTGGACACGCTCGACGGCGACTATCGCTACAACCTGATCGTGACGGTCCCGCAGGACCACGCGACCTTCGCCTACTGCTGGGAGCTCGACGAGCCCGGCCGCCTCCAATTCCTCGAGGCGCGAGATTGGGACAGGACGCCAGGACAGGCGCCGATCCATGCCTACAACGACGGGCTGACGCCCGTCCACTACGTGCTGATGCAGAAGTTCCGCGACTGGCATGAAGACGACGAACGTCGCCGCGCCACGCGGGAGAGGGCGCATCTCGACGAGATCCGCCGCTCCAAGCCGGCCGAGGACTTCGGGAAAACGCCCGACGGCCGCTCCGCCCAATACACCCGCAACGCGCGCGGCGAGGATATCGGCGTCTCGATAGAGACCCGCAACACACCGCGCTGACCTCAAGGACTTTCCAGAAATGGCGAACCTGAACGCACCCTATGGGCTGCGTCCAGTGAATGCGAACGGCCGCCCCTGGGAGGGGGCGCTGTCGCGGTATCACGTGGACGCAGGCGACGGGACGGCCCTCTACAAGGGCGATCCCGTCAAGCTCACCACCACAGCACCGACAGACACCCGCCACGGCATCGTCAGCGACGTGATCCGTGCAGCCGCCGGCGATCCCATCGTCGGCGTCTTCATGGGCCTCGCGCAGCCGAGCCTTACGGCTGGAGGCTTGATGTACCGGGCGGCGTTGACGGCGGCCTACTGCCTCGTCTGCGACGACCCTGACGTCTACTTCCTGGTGCAGGAGGACAGCGTGACCGCCGCCATGGCGGTCACCGACTGCGGCAAGAACATCAACCTCGTCGCCGGGACCGGATCAGCCGTGACCGGCCTCTCGGGGTTCATGCTCGACTCCAACACGGCCGATACGGCCAACACGCTCGACTTCCAGGTGATCCGTCTCGCGCCAATGCCGAACAACATCATCGGCAACTACGCGCAGTGGATCGTGAAGCCGAACACCCATCAGCGCGCGCACGACGTGACGGGCGTGGGGGATTGATCCATGACCATCACTCGTTCGGACTTCGTCAAGTTCCTGAAGCCTGGGATCAACGAGATCTTCGGCATCAACTACCGGGAGGAGGCCCAGCAGTTCACCAAGGTCTTCACCCTCGATAAGGGCACCTCCGCCGCCTACGAAGAGGATGTGCTCGTCCCCGGCTTCGGCCTCGCCTCCGTCAAGGATGAGACGGGCTCGATCGTCTACGACACCCATCAGCAAGGGTACGTCGCCCGCTACGACCACGTGGTCTACGGGCTCGGGTTCAAGGTCTCCCGCGAAGAGATCGACGACAACAAATACCCGAAGCTGGTGAAGTTCCGCTCCGCGGCCTTGGGCAACTCGATGCGCAAGACCAAGGAAGTGATCCACGCGGCGATTCTCAACAATGCGTTCGATTCGATCTACACGATGGGCTCGAACTCTGACGCAAAAGAGCTGTGCGCCACCGATCACCCCTCGATCAATGGAACCTGGAGCAATGAGCTGGGGACGCCGGCCGCGCTCGGGGAGAAGGCCATCGAGGACCTGACGACGCAGATTCGGCAGAATCTCGACGAGCGCGGACTGCGCTCCGGGATCATGCCGAGGAAGCTCGTCGTGCCGGCCGCGCTCGAGTGGAAAGCCGCCCGGATCATGAACAGCAGGCTGCAGTCGGGCACGGCGAACAACGACCCCAACGCCCTTCGCGACAGCAACCGCATCTCCGAGGGCTTCTTCGTCTACGACTACCTGACGAGCAGCTCGCGCTGGTTCATCCTGACCGACTGCGATCACGGCCTGAAGCGCTTCCAGCGCCGCTCGCCCGAGATCAGCGAAGACAACGACTTCGATACGGAAAACGTGAAGTTCAAGGCGGTCGAGCGCTACGTCGCCGGCTGGTCGAACCCGCGCGGCGTGTTCGCCTCGGCAGCGGCGTAAGGGGAGACGGCCATGACCACCGTCAACGACATGCTGTTCCAGTTCGGCGGCGTGCCTGCCGGACTGCCTCACATCAGCCCCTTCGGCGACCATTGGTTCGTCGACACCGAGTTCGGCGGCAACATCGACGGCAAGACCCCTGAAGGGGCTTTCAGGACGATGGCGCAGGCTTTGGCTGTCGCCGGATCGGGCGACGTCATCTACTTCACCGGCGACGTCCGGGAAGAGCTGACCGGCTCCAACCTCGTCTTCGACCTCAGCATCGTCGGCTGCGGCGGGATCCATCACGCGGACCTTCCGGCGGCCGGCTACAAGACCGGCGCCGCTGCGTGGCGCCCGCCTGCAGCGCCCACGACGGCCACTCCGCTGCTCAAGGTGAGGGGCAGGGGCTGGAAGTTCTACAATATCCTGTTCGACGCACCGGTGGACGCCGCGGCGATCAAGCTGGAGCGCAACGCCTCATCCGGCACGAGCGAATACGACTCGTCGCATGCGATCGTCGCCGGATGCCGGTTCGACGCCGGCCTGGTCGGGATCGAGAACTCCGGAGGCGCCTCGTTCTGCCAGGTCAGGGGGAATCTCTTCCGTGGCCTGACCGAAAGCGGCGGGGCCGGGATCAAGTGCACGAGCACGTCAGTCGCCGTGCCGCTGGCGTGGAGGATCGAGGACAATCACTTCCACAACAACGCCAGCCACATCCTCTCATCGATGTCCTACAGCACGATCCGGAGGAACATCTTCGGCCGGTTCACCGCAACTCTGTCAGTCGACATCGACGATCAGCCGAGCGCGAACCAGGGCGAGTACAACGTCATCACCGAGAACTATCTCTCCGGAACCTACAGCGGCACCGCCTACCCGGCGGGCAGCAACAACGAGTGGGCGAATAACGCCAACGTCGCCGGACAGACCACGGCAGACCCATGACCGCTACCGTCCTCATCGTGGAGGGTCCAACTCTCGCCGAGTTGGACCCTTCGGGGAGCATCGAGAGCTTCCTGCATTACACCGACCGCGACGGTCAGCGCTGGCCAATCACCACGAGGAACAGCGTCACCGCAGTGGAGGTACACACCTTCAACGCGAAGACGCGCGCGTTCCTGGTCGTGGCGGAAGCCGGCGTCTGCGTGCTTCGAACCGACACCACGTCGGCGAGCGCCGACAACGTTGCTGCCGACGGCAGCGGCGGCGACATCAAAATTTCGGCTGACGGAACCGGAACGCCGCTGACGCAGTACGCGGGGGGCGTGAACCAGAACCACAGTTTCCTCGGGCTGATCGAAGCGAGCTGATGACTCGAATGCTATCCCCCCTGGCCAGCGTCTGGTCTGGCAATCTCCCCAGTGGGACCAGCCCGCCCCCGCCCCCGCCCCCGCCCCCGCCCCCTCCGCCGAGCGCCCCCGCATGGCTCACGGATCATGACCCGTTCGCCTTCGCCGGCGTGGATTACGAGTTCGACGAGTACTACGACCCCGTCGCGGGCGACACATGAGATTGTCGTTCGCCGCGCCGCCGGCGACACGACCATCGCCGTCGCCGCGCTCGTGGACGTGAACGAGATCGATCTGCTGGTCGACTATGCCGGGATCGCCGGGGCTGGAACCCTGGTCGAAGCCGTGTTTGCGAGGCCGATATGACCTACACCGACCACCTCTTGGGCTTCCCGAACGAGAACGCCGCGCTGGGCGTGCTCATGGAGCACCACGATGGCGGGGTGTGGAAGGCCTACGTCTTCCCCGGCGTGCGCCCGATCCTGGCCCGAGCGACCTACGACGCAGAGGGCGTCGAACTGACGCCGGAGGACGTGCTGCCGGGCTACTGGGTCATGGTGTCGGTGCATGAGGCGTCCGCGCCCTTGCGCGCCGCAGCAGCGTTCGACTTCGCCTACAATAGAGCCACCGGCAAGGCGATCCAGAACGGCAAGCCGCTAGAGGATATCAACGCCATTATCGCGATCGACGGCGCGCCCTTCATCGCCCTGAGCCAAGCCGAGCAGCCCGTCGCCTATGGCCTGCTGGAAGCGGAGACCGTCGAGGAGCAGCCCGAGGGCGAGCTCTCCGGCAAGGGCGGCTGACCCCATGAGCCACGACGGAGGGTAACGCCGATGACCGAGTGGGGCTGGAAGTCCGGCGATCCCTGGGCTCAGTGCGACGTCTGCGACTTCAAATACCGCAAGAGCCAGCTGAAGAAGCGCTGGGACGGCAAGTTTGCCTGCCCGGCGGACTTCGAAGAGCGCCAGCCGCAGGACTTCGTGCGCGCGCCGCGTGACATCGAAGCGGTGCGCGACGCGCGGCCGCCGCAGCCTGAGGCTTTGTCGTCCTACTCCAATTTGATCACGGACGGAGACAACGAGGCGATCCGCGCCAACGGCGACTTTGGCGGCCAATCGCTGACGAGGAGCTAGATGAAATTCGGAGAAGCGGTCAACACCGATACGGGAGCAGCGCAGAATGCGACCGCCGGCGATATTCAGGGCACCGACAAGTTAGGCATCTGGCGCGGCGGCGCCGCTGCGCCCAACCAGTTTTGGAATATCAGCGTCGACGAGCTCCAGGCGCTCATGGCGCTGGACGCGGAGACAGCATGGGTCAGCGTCGGGGCTGAGCTAGCCGGAGACGGGACCGACGACAGCGCGGCCTTCTTGGCGGCGATTGCCGCCGGCGGGGCGGGCCACACGATCACACTCGATCCGACCAGGACCTACGGCCTCGCCAGCGTGGTCTCGGTCGCCGTGGACGACATCACGATCCAGCTCAACGGGGCCAAGATCACCCTGCTCTCGGGGGCGACCAAGGCGTTCAACGTCACCGGGAGCCGGTTCAAGCTCTTCGGCCCCGGCACGATCGACTGCGCCGGACTCGGCCAGGGCGTTACGCTGTCCGGCGCCGGCCGCGGCCTGACAATCGGCGGCGACATCGTCATCCTGAACGCCAAGCAGCGCGTGATCAATGTCACCGACGCCTTCGGCGATGATCCGAGCGAAGCGATTCGGATCGGCAATCTCCTCGCCCGCTGGGACGCCGACAAGATCGCGCTCTGCAACACCGTCCTGCCGCTCTGGATCAACATCCAGGGCACGGCGGCGACGGATGTCGACAATATCTGGCTGAAGAACGTCCTCATCGACATGAGCAACTGGAGCCTCCAGCAGGTCGCGGAGGTCAGCTATCCGTCAGGGAGCGCCAACCAGAACGTCATCGGCTACCGATTGAACCAGAGCGGAACCGGGTGGATCAGGCGGCACAGCCTGGAAGGCTGCGTCATGCTCTATCCGATCGGGACGGACCCCTCGGACTGGGATCCGGAAAGCTACGACAGCAACCCGGCGGACAGCTCCGGCGTGAGACGCCCCACCTGCGCCGAGATCAAGACCAGCACGATCGGACAGGTCGAGGCCGGCGTCTACGAGGACTACGACTTCGAGGGAGGCGACCTGCAATGGAGCTTCGGCGACGTCGCCGGCCTTCTGCGCCTCGGCCTCGGGCGCTGCGTGCAGCCGACGCACTACTGCGTCGAAGTTGGGAACTGCGACGCGTTCGAGACGACGCCTGGCAGCGTGTTCGACGGCCGCAACGCCTGGCGGCCGATCACGGCGACCAACTGCCCGGTCGTGCGCGTTCGGCACTGCCACATCATCGGGCCGAAGACCTACGCCGGCGCGCCCGGCCCCGGCATGTGCATCTATGTCGACGACGACGTGCACATTCTGGACCTGCACGGGAGCACGTTTGAAAACATCGCCGCCAACGCTGGCGAATCGCTGCTCCGTCCTGGCTCCGCCGATGTGATCGACCTCTCGAACACCTATTGGAAGGCGGTCGGGGCGGGCACGATCTGCATCGACCACCCGTCCGGCACGATCGGGATCCTCAATCTGCACAAAGCGGACTTCGAGGGCGCGGTCGGCGTTGGCGCGGCGATCGACAACGCCGGCACGATCACGTCTCTGTTCGCGACCCACATCACCGGCCACGACAATGCCGGCGGCTTCGTGAACACCGGCACGGTGACGAAGCTCTCCGCCTCCGAAACATCGGGGATCAGCGGACTGCCAGAGAGCTATCTTTTTGCCTATAACGGCGTGGTTGGGCAAACCGACACGGGGATCCTCAGGCTGTTCGGCGACCATAACGCGACGCTCAGCGTCGATGTCAAGGACGACGGCTCGCTTAACATCAACACGAACGGCTCGACCGCGGCCGACACGGGCGCCGACAATCTCGTCATCCGCCAGGAGAACGGCAATGCGGGCGCCAGCATCTTGGCCGGCGCGAGCAACTTCTCGGCGCTTTACCTCGGGCGCGCCGGATCTCTGTTCGCAGGCGGCTTCGACTATTCCCACGCCTCCGACACGCTGCGGGCCTATGCGGCCGGCGTCATCCGCGTGACGCTCACGGCGACGGCGCTCGAAGCGACCACGAACCTGCGCGTGCTGAACGGAACCGCCATACCCGCTGGGGGCACGGCTGGGGCGGGCTACAAGTTTTCGTCGGCGACGAACTTCGGGGTGTTCTTCGGCTCGGGCGCACCAAGCCTCGCGGCCGCCAAGGGGTCGCTCTACCTGCGCAGCGACGGCTCCGGCACGAACGACCGCGCCTACATAAACACCGACGGAAGCACGACCTGGACGGCTCTCGTCACCGTCGCCTAAAGGCGCTCGCTTGGGGCGTCCGGCGGGCGATGCGTGGGCGCGCAGGCGCCGTCAGCGCAGGGGTCCACCCCTGGGGCTACGCGATCTTCTGACGCCGACGCCACGCGATCTCTGCGCGAGTGAGCATGTCGATGTCTTCCTGCGTATCGAACGAGTCGTAGGGCAGCGAGGCGAGGACAGCTGCGCGCGCAACCAGAAAGGCCTCGAACCGGGCCAGCGCCTTGGCTCTCCCCACGAGAGAGAGGTGCGCGGTCGCCTCGATCAGGGCCCGGCGCGCGTCGTCAACTGTCGGCTCATTCGCCAGAATGGCCTCGATCCCCTCGTCCAGGTCGATGTGGTCGGTCATGTCCTGTCTCCATAGAGCCGAGCGAACAAACCCTAAAGCGAAAGAGGAAAAATGGCTACCAGCGGGTCTGTCGATTGGAAATTATCGGCCGGCGATATTTGCACGCGTGCGGCGCGTCTCTTGGGGCGCCTGGGTGGCGCCCAGACGCTCCCCGGCGACGTGTCCGCCACTCTGCTGACGATCTTCAACGGCTACGTGAAGAGCCTGCGCAGCCGCGGCGTCATGCTGCACGCGCTGTTCCAGGACAGCTTTTCTCTGACCAATGCGACGCCGAGCTACACGCTTTCCCCGCGCGTGCTCTCGGCGAGCAATTTCCGCTACCGCCCGAGCGGGGGAAGCGACCGCATCCTGCGCGAGATCACCCGTTCGGAATATCTGGACATCCCGAACAAGACGAGCGCGGGCGATCCGAGCATGGTCTACTTGGACCAGCAGCTCGGCGTCTCCACGCTCTACGTCTGGCAGGTGCAGACGACGGGCTCGGGGGCGCTCCACTTCAGCGCCGAGCGCATCCTCGAGGACCTCGACTCGATTTCAAACGACGTCGACTTCGACCCGGAATATCAGCACCCGCTCGTCTGGAACCTGGCCGCCGAGGCGGCTCCGGAGTTCACCGACGTGGGATCGACCCGCGTCCAGTACATCATCAGCCACGCCGCCGAGCTTGAGGGCGACATGCTCGCCGCCTCGCGCCCCGCGTTTTACTCGTTCTTGCCGGACTACGATTAGATGCCGCGCGCTGAGCTGGCCAAGCGCTGGTTCGACGAAGAGGACGGGCTGCCGCCGGAGAAGCTGATCAACTGCTTCGCGGTCCCGTTCGACGATCCCTACAAGGGCGCGGCCTGGAAGATCACGCACGTTCCAGGACTCGGGACGGCGACGGCGTCAATCGCGGCGGCCGGCCGCGGACTCTGGTACGATCCGAACACGATCGATGCGCGGCTGATCGGGGTGTTCGGGACCGACTTCTACACATTCGATTCAAGCTTCGTCGGCACCGACCGGGGCAACGTGGCGAGCTCGACCCGGCTGGCGAAGTTCGCCGCCAGCCCGACCCGGCTGCAGGTGCTCTCCGGCCAGACGCTCTATAGCTGGGACGGAACGACGCTGACGGCGGTCACCGACGCCGATCTGCCTGGCTCTGGAACCGGCGTCGAGGACATCGCCTATCTCGGCCAGCGTCATCTCGCGATCGACGCCGACAGCCATAACGTCTTCTACAGCGATCTCGGCTCATCGACGAGCTACACGGCGCTCGGCTACCTTGAGGCGAGCTACGACGCCGATTGGGCGGTCGCGCTCTGCACGACGAACGATACGCTCTACATCTTCGGCAAGCAGTCGATCGAGCTTTGGGGCGTCACGACCGACGCGGACAATCCGTATCAGCGCCGGCTCGGCATCGTGATCGAGGTCGGATGCTTGGCGCGGGATTCGGTGGTGCGGGCCGACGGGGCGATCTGGTTCGTCTCGAGCGAGCATGCGCTCTGCCGGCTCGCGGGCGGCGCGGTGACGCGCGTGCCGCGGTCGCGGTGGCTTTCCAAGAAGATCGAGGCGCTCAGCAACGCCAACCAGGCGCTCATCGAGTGCCAGACCTTCATCTGGAACGACCAGACCATCATTCAGGTGAGCCTGCCGAGCGCTGGGACCTTCTGGTTCAACGTGGCGACGGGGGAGTGGTGCGAGCGCGCCACGGCGGGAGCGAGCGAGGCGGCCTGCCGAGTGTGGACGCAGAACCGGCAGAAGGGCGGCACCGGCAAGGCGTACGGCGTGCTCTGCGCCGGCGGGAGGACGGCCGATCTCTACACGCCGACGGGGTCGAAGTTCACCGACGGGGCGAGCGCGATCACGCGGACCTTCACCGCCTTCATCCCGTCCGACCGCGCCGGCGTCGATGTGAACACCATCTGCGTGGTGGGAACGCCGGGCCGGATCGCGACCGGGGCCGACCCGGCGCTTGCCCTGCGCTGCAGCCACAACGGCGGCCAGAGTCTGGAGGACGCCATCTCCCGCAGCTTCGGCGTCACCGGCGCCTACGGCGAAGCGAGCGTCTGGCAGAACCCGACCGGCTCGATCGGGCCGCAGGGGCTCTACATGCAGTTTTCGACTCCCGCCGCGGCGCCGTTCGATGTCGTCAAGGTTACGGTGAACGAGGACATGCCGCTCCGATGACCGCTGTCGAGCAGCAGATCGTGATCCCGGTCTTCTGGATCAACCTGATTCGCAATGGCGTCACTTTCAAAGGCGAGTCCATCATCCCGCCAGATCCAATGGCGGCGGGTGCTTTCGAAGCGCTGTTCCGCGCGGCGACGAGCCCGGACGGGACGTCCAAGATCGTGGGCGACCGCTTCGCATCGATCGCGAACGGTAAGGAGGCTGTCTACATCGGCGAGCGCGCCGTCGTCGGGTCGCGCTTCGATATCGGCACGCTGCTGAATTTCTGGCTGCAGGGCGGCGCGACCCCGCTCCAGTTCATGACCAATGAAGGCTCGATGCTGACCTTAGGTCCCGGCTTTGGAGTGAGCTCGGACCTGCTGTTCTGGTTCGGCGGCTTCGCTGCAGGAGCGGAGACCTGCACCAAGGAAAACGGCGTTCTCGCCCTCACCACGAACGGGAAAATCTATCAGGGCGGCGTGCTGACCTCGTCCGACACGGAAACCTCGACGGCGGAAAGCTACTCCACATCGGGCTCGCTCAGTATTCAGACCACGCACGGGCCGGGCGACACCGCGAACGGCAACGACATCACCGTGCGCGCCTCCTATTCCTTCTACGCGACCGGCTCATCGAGCACGCCCTGGAGCGACCCGAGCGCCCAGCTGAAGCTCTGGGAGACGATCGGCGCCGGCGCGGAGACGCTGGTAGACACCTACGACCTGCCGGCCGACTTCGGCACGGCGTCCTCCCTGGTGGCGTTCGAGCCGCCCGCGCTGTTCACCGGCTTTCAGCAGATGTCGGGATCGATCGAGGAGGTGCGGACCAACGCCGCGGCCACGACTCGCGTGTACCGCTGGGAGCTGGTCTCCCGCAGCGCCGTTCTGACGCCAACCATGCAGTACGTGAACGTCAACACGACCGAGCCGCCATGATCGCCCGCGTCGAAACGGCCGAAGAGCCGGCCTTGTGCCGGCTGCTCGCCTGCAACGGCCATGTCCCGAAGGAAATCTCATGACAACGATGGAGAGTGTGTCTTCATAGGAGCTCTAATCGGAGCCGCCCTCGGGATCGGCAGCGCCATCATCGGTGGGAAAGCGCAGAGCAAGGCCGCCAACACCATCGCCGGCGCCTCCAATTCCGCCGCCGCGATGATGGACCAGCAGTATCAGCAGACGCGCACCGATCTGGCTCCCTATCGGGCGTCCGGCGAGGCGGCCAACTCGGCGGCCGCGGCGATGCTGGGGCTCAATCCTGGCAGCACCGCCGCCGGGCGTGAGGCGGCCAACGCGCCAGACCTGCAGGCCTATCTGCAGGCCAACCCCGACGTGGCGCGCGCCTTCCAGCAGCAGATGGCGAACCCGAAGGGCGCCGAGCTTCTGGCCCGCGAGGGCGTGCGCACGCTCGAGGACTTCGCGCGCCTGCACTATCAGCGCTACGGCCAGGCCGAGGGCCGCCAGATGCCCACGGTGGGACAGGCACAAGCCGCGGGCCAAGCGCAAGCCGCGGGCCAGCCGCCGACCACCGGCTCCGGCGTTCCGACCACCGAAGGAAGCGGCGGGGGGGGCTCCAGCCTGGAGCAGCTGTTCAACCTGATTCCGGGATCGCGAGAGTCCGCCGACTACGCTCTACAGCAGGTCCAGCAACGTCAGGTCGGGACCGGCGTCAGCGGCGGCGGCGCGGCGAAGGAGCTGATGGATAGAGCGCTGCTCATTGGTCCCGACCTGCGCAACAACGAGCTGTCGCTCCTGATGAACATGTCCGGCCAGGGCCATGGCGCGGCGACCTCGACCGGCCAGTTCGGCGCCAACGCCACCACCAACAGCGCGAGCGCCATGATGAACGCCGCGGACGCTCGGGCCTCGAGCTACGCGAACAATCCGTGGGCAGAAGGCCTCGGCGTGGCTTCCGGCTATGCGCTTGGCGGCGGGCTCGACGGCGCGGTCAAGGGTGTGGGCGATTGGTTGAACAGTCGCAAGAAAACCGGAAGCAGCTCGACCATCACGCCTGGGGCCTACGTCTCCAAATACAAGCCGCAACCCTACGGCGCGGCCAAGCTCATGGGGGCATACTGATGGGCTCGCTCGCCGAAGCGATGAACATGGGGCTGGCCCTCGCCGACCGCGTCAGCCAGACCCGCGAGCGCCGGCGCAACGAGATGCTCTCGAACCTCGTCGGAATGGCTGTCGCCAAGGGCGACTATCAGGGCGGGGCCGCCAGCCTCATGAGGGGCGGGAATATCGAAGGCGGGATTGAGCTGCAAGGCGTCGGCCAGCAACAGCAGCAGCTAGACGATGCGCGCAAGCAGCAGCTCGGTTCTTACGCGTTTCAGACCTTGCAGCAACTGCGCTCCATGCCGATCGCACAGCGCGCCCAGATCGCCCCGCAGATGGCCGCGCGCCTTTCCGAGTTCGGGATCGACGTCTCGCAGGTCGATTACGGCGACCTTTCCGACGCGACGCTTGACGGCGAGCTTGCGATGCTCGCGCCGTTCGCCCCGGCGGCTGCCGATCCGATCCCCGTCCCCGCCGGCAACACGCTCTACCAGCCGGGCCGGAATGGCGAGCCAGGCCAGCCGATCTTTTCGGCGCCGTTCAAGCCGGAAGAGGCGCCGCAGCCGCGAGCGATTGAGGCGTTTGTCGGCGGGGAAAAGCGCCAACTGATGCTGGGGCCGGACGGGTCGGTGACGGACGCCATCACGCGCCAGCCAGTCGATCCAGCGACGGTCACGTTCGACACGCCGCGCGACAACTCGCTCGACTATAACGCGGAGCGCGGCTTCCGGGCGGAGTTTGAAAGCGATCCCAGGGTGGCCGGCTACGTCGGCGCCCAGCGCGCTTATCAGGCGATGCAGAGTCTTTCCGCTGACGAAACAGGCGCGAGCGACGTCGCCCTCGTGTTCAGCTTCTTCAAGACGATCGATCCGAGCTCGACGGTACGGGAGGGTGAATACGCCGCCGCCGCCTCCGCAATGGGTCTGCCGGCGCAGATCGTCACAACGCTGCAGCGGATGCAAAGCGGGCAAAAGCTCTCGCCGGAGCTGCGCGCCGACCTCGTCAACGTCGCGGGGCAATATCTCAGCCGACACGAGCAGGATTACGGCGGCGCCCTGGAATATTATCAGGGTATCGCTCCCGACTACGGATTCGACCCGGCTCGCGTGACCTACGACGCCCGCCAAGGCGACATACCGCGGAATCCGCCGCCAAGCGGCGGCGGAGGCGGATCGCAAACCAGTGAGGTCGATCCCGAAGACGCCGCGCTTCTGACGCAGAATCCAACGCCGGAGATGATCGGGTTCTTCAACGACCTATATGGTCCGGGAGCCGCTGAGCAGCTTCTCGGAGGGGCGCGTTAGTGGCCGACAATCCGTTCAAGGGGCCGGTGACTAACCCCTTCAAGGGACCTCCCCAGGCGCGGGGGCAGGGCCTCCGCGACTTCGCGGCGCAACGCACCCTGCCGCTCCCAGGCGCCCGCCCGGACCGCCGTGCCGAGATAATGGCTGGCATGACGACGGCGGAGGAGGCCGCAGCGCGCGATATTCCGACCTTCAGCGCGGAAGGCTGGGGCAACGACCTCGCCAGGGCGCAGCTGTTCTTCAACGAGCCCGTCCGCGGGCTTGCAGACGCCGGGGAGGGCGCGATCGACACTGCGGCGACCTTGGGTGCAGACATCCTCGACAAGCCCGTGGAGACGCTCTCTTACCCGCTGCTGGCCCCGTTTCGGACAGTTCAGAACTATCTCGGCCGGGATGAAAACTGGCGGCAAGTGCAGCCGGGCTTCGCCGAAGAAGTGTTTTCTGGCCGTCCCGGTCATGCTCTCGACAGGGGCGTGGCCACGGCGATCTCGGCGGGCGAGACGGCGCTGCTGGCGACGCCCGCAAGAGTCCCGAGAGCGGCGCCGCGAGGGGTCATGTCTCGCGCCGCGCAGGACTTCGAGGCCGCGAACGTCGAGCCGTTCATGGCGGGAGTCGCTGCGGAAACTCCCGCGAGCGGCGCCTTCGGTCGGGTGACGAAGATGACCGGAGAGAATCCGTTCGCCGGCTTCAGTGTCCGCGGGCAAATGCAGCGGCGCCAGAGTCAGGCCGCGACTCAATCCGAGCGCCTGACTGACAGATTCTCGCCAGCCAGAACCGTGGAGGAGGGCGGCGACGCGGTTCGGAGCGGCGTGCAGCGGTTTTCTCGAGAGACGTTCCCACAGCAAGCCAAGCAGCGCTATGCGGATATCCGCTCAAGGCTGAACCCTGGAAGCCTCACTTCGACATCGACGGCGCGCGCTACGCTCCACGCATTGAACAACAACTTCAGCCGGCAAGGTCTAAACGACCTCTTCGCCAACAAAAAGCTCAGACGCCTGGAAGCGATTCTTCAGGCCGGCGAGACGGGGACAGCGCTTCATTTCGACGGACTGACGCAGTTGCGCACTCAAGTGCGCTATATGCGCAGCAATCGCAACGAGCTCCGGCGTCCCCCGCCTGACGCTGATCTGGCGCGCTTGGAAGAGGCGCTCACAGAAGACCTCTATGCCGGGGTCGAAAGCGCGGTGCGCGCGCGCCACCGCCGCGGCGATCCCGCCGCAGGGGCGCAGGCCGAACAGGTGCTTGCCGATTTTCAGGAGACCAACACTTGGTATCGCAACACAGCGCGGATGATCGCGGAAGACCTGGAGCGCTTCAACGCGGCGTCGGCTGAGCTTGCGTTCAGCAGAGTGCGCGCTGCGGCTCGTGCTGGCGGAGCCGGCGACCTCGGGCGGCTGCGCTCTCTCATGACATCGCTGGAGCCTGATGCCCGGATGGACCTCGCCGCCACCGTGCTGCGAGACATGACGAGCAATGGCGGCAGAGGCTTCACACCGACGTCATGGGCGACCGCATGGGAGCGGATGACCCCGGAAGCGCGCGAGATACTGTTCGGTGGTCCTGGCGGGGGGCAGGCGCTCGCCAACCTGGAAACCTTCTACCGTGTCACCAGGAAAATGCGCGAGGTCGATCGGTTCACAAACTTCTCCAATACGGGCGCATCGGCTCAAGGACTATTGAGCCTCGGGTCTTTCGCCGCAGCTCCGATCAACTCAGCGCTATTGCATGCAGCATGGGCGGCTGGCGGAAGGCTCTTGATGTCGCCGAACTTCACGAAGCTGCTCGCCAACGTCGGCCAGGCGGCGGCTCGAGGGATGGACGCGTCAGCGCTTTACTCAAAGCAGTACGCGGCGCTTCTGGCGCTCAGTCGGGCGGAGCCGGCTTTGGCGGCCGACTATCGGCGTGTTCTTGAGCTGATGCCCCCGCCCGAGCGCTTGGCTCTGCCGGCTCCAGCAGGTGCAGCCCAAAGGCAACCGCAAGTCCAAAGATGAAATACTTCCACGTGTTGGCGAACGCGTGGTTCACGTGGTCGATCGAGGTCATGTCCCGCATGCGCAAACCCTATCACGTCTTTGGACTGAGCAGAACGTGACCCAGACCCCCTTTCCTGTGGGCTGGAAGGTGACGGACCTGAACAACCGGCCGCTGCACAACGCCAAGGTGTGGGCGACGGGAGATGACGGGAGCCTCGCCGACAACTGGCTCGACCCGAAATACGCGACGCCGGGGCAGCGCGTGCGCCGCACCAACGGCGCCGGCCAGATCAGCAACGGGTCGGAAGACGGCCGCCCGTTCGGCTTTCATCTGAAGGACGGCGACTACACGATCCACGTCGACAGCGACGGGCGGGCCCCGCCCTACGACTTTCCGTGCACGATCTCGGCCGGGGGCACGCACCTCGTCATCCAGGGCGGCCTGCAGCACATGGCGGTCCAGCCGGCTCACCTGGGCGTCACGATCCAGGCGGGAGGGAGCGGCGGGCGGGAAATGGTCAAACCCCCTGATCCGGCTCCCGCCCGTCTCACTCCGGTGGCCGACACATCGCCGGTCCACATCCGCGAAGCGACCCGCAAGCTGATCAATCAGCTCTGACACACCGGAACCGAGGGTGCTGAAAACACCCTCGGCCCGGCCTAACCCTCAAACACCCGCCCAAGGAGCGGACGATGAAGGCTGGTCGAAGCTTAACCCAATGCAGACAGGGAAGAAGAGGTTCTCATTGCTGAAGGGGGCGTTCATCGCGTGGGCGGTCTCCGCCCTGATCGGCAGCCTGCTCGTCTTCTCCGCCGGCGTCATGGCGGCGATCGACAGCGGCGTGATCGATCCGTCGGAGACGGCGCGCGTGCTCGATATCGCCATGCGCGCCGTCGGCGCCGGGCCGGAAGCGGCGTCGTGGCGCTCGATCGCGATCATGTCGCTCGCCTTCTCGTGGATCTTCCGCGACGGGCTTCGCCGTCTCGTCGACATCCTCCTCGACCTGCTGAAGGACGGGCTCGATGGGCTCAAGACGCTGATCGGGGCGCTGATCGACCATGACGACGACGAGGATCAGGAGAGGCCTGCCGAGCAAACGCCCCCCGATCGGCCGGCCCCGCCTCCTGCGGACGCCGAGCGCGTCGCCAACATCCAACGCTTCGAACGTGGAGAGCAGTCCAATGCAGAAGTCTGACGTGAGCGCCTTCATCAAGAAGAGAAAGGCGGTGGTCGGCGCCATCCTCGGCTCGCTCCTCATGGCGGGACTGCTCTTCGCCATGGACGACAAGGACGGCGCGATCGACGAGCTGGAGGCGGCCCGGCGCATGGCCGCCGCGCAGCTCGTCTGCGAGGTCAAGCTGCAGCGCGGCGAGCCGGTCGACTGCTCGCAGATCGTGGTGACGCCGACCGCGCCGCCGACGGCCGACGCCCTGCCGGTGAGCTTTGCGTCCACACCGCCCCCGCCGGAGCCCGCGCCGGCCCGCGCGGCTCTTGAGCCCGAAGACCACTCCGTCGATGCGCTCTTTGCCGAGAAGGACGCCCGCATCGCGATCCTGGAAGAACAGCTCGGCATGGAGCGGTCGGCCCGCGTGGACGCGGAAAGCCGCAGCGACCGCTTGCGGGAGGCGCTGGCGGCCGCCTCCGACGAAACTGACGCCGCCATCAACAACGCCCTCAATCAGATGGAGAACGAACGTGCAAATCAGGTCTGCTTTTCTCGCGCTCAGTGGGATGCTGATCGCAGCTCTCTTGCCAGCCTGTGCAGCGCTGCAGGGCTTGGCGTCGGGCTCGACTGACCGCGGCGCCGCCGTGGTCGGCGTCGTCGGCGACACCTTCGGCAACTTCTACTACGCCGCCCGCTACGGCGACCGGCCGAGCGAGATCGTCACCGTGGCGGTCCCGCAGGTCTGCGCCGACTGGATCAACATGCCCAAGACCGAGCAGGACTCTCTGCTCGGCACTGGAGCGAAGCTGGCCTGCCAGGAGCGTCTCATCGGCATGGACATGCAGGGCACGCTCATGACGTTGCCGGGCGAGGCGGGATGATGAGGGAAGCGAACGCCATCCCCAGGCGGCGCTACCGCCGGATTCATTTCGCCGACATCTGGAACGATCTTGTCGGCGACGTTCGGTTCTGGCTGGGCGGCGTCGTCGGCTGGATCGCGTTCGCCTTCCTCTTCACCGACACGTCGATCTCGATCGCCTACCTGACGAGCTATTCGACCCTCTCGGACAAGGGCCTTTTCTTCAAGATCATCGGCGCCTTTCTGGCGATCTGCGTCGGCTTTTTCGCTCATGTCGGCATCCACCGCGCCGTTATGAATCTGCCGGGTCGACTCCTCAAGGTCGTCGGCGTGGCCGCCACGCTCTTCATCGTCGGCGTGTCCTACTGGTTTGCGATCAGCTTCTTCGAAGCGACGTGGCAGAGCGACCTTCAACGAGAGGCGGAGTTGACCGCCCGCGCCGGCGGTCTGCGCGATGTGGCCGTCGTAGAGCGCAGCACGGATGCCGAGCAAGCCGCCGCCGACCGCGCCCTCCAGGCGCTCACCGACGCGACCCGTCGTCGAGGTGAGGCTGAAAACTTGCGCGCTGAGTTGGCTCTGTTGCCGTCCGGAACCTACCATGCCCGTGTCGCCGAGATTCAGTCTATCATCGGCGCGACGCCGGACGGCGTGAAGTACAACCTCACCACCGAAGCGATGCAGGACTTCGCGGACCAGGCGAGGGTCGACGAACAGAGCGCCGACGCAGCCTACCAGACGGCTCTGGCCGCGCTGACCGCGAAGCAGGCGATGATCGGCGGCGCCGTCGAGAAGGAGCTGAACGCCGCGATCATCGACACGCAGCAGACCTATCTTCGCTCAATGCGCTCGCGCGCCGAGGACACGCTCGAGCTTTCCTACGTCCCCGACCCGCAGACCGATGCGGACCGGGACAATAACGCGCTCATCCAGACTCGAGCGGAGATTTACGCCAAGTGGACCGGCCAAGTGATCTCCGGCCTCGTAACCATCCTGTCGTGCATCCTCGGTCTGTTCCGCTTCCGGATCAAAGACCCCCCCCAGATCGAGCACGAAGAGGACGACGTGGAGACGTTGGAGCCGGTGCGAGCCAGAGCGCTTCCCAAGCCGGCGCCTGCTGGCGGAGCATCGGCCCGCTTCGTCGATGACGAGCACATCGCCGACGACGCGCCGTATAACCCGAGCCGGGAGACGGCGGAGGCGGCCGAAACGCGGCTGCAGCGCGCGATGGCGCGGCTGAGCGCGGTGCGCAAGGGCAAGGCCTACGCGGGCACCACGGACGAGAAGGCTGCGCTGATCGAGGCCATCGCCGAAGCGGAGGAGCGTAAGCAGGAGCAGGCGGAGATGGACGCGCTGCGCCGTCAGCTCGCGGAGGCGCAAGCCGAAGCGGCGCGCCATCGTGAAGCGCCCCCGCCGGTCCGTCACGCCGCGCCCCAGGACATGACCGACGTCTTCCACGCCATCACCCGCAGGATGGCGAATCGGGACGCGGCGCGGGCCGACCAACCGCTCTCCCCGCGGCCGGAACCGGAGGTCGCCAGGAATGGAGTAGGGGCCGGACACGACACGTTCGACCCGAACGCCCGCCTGCAGCAGCTCATCGCCGAGTTCGATAAGCTCGACGGCGAGATGGAGCACAATCTCGGCGTGATCAACCGCTTCCCCGGAAGCGCCGACGCGATGCGCGCCGCCAGCCGCAATGCGACGATCGAGGACCGGATCAGCAAGATCTATTCCGAGATGGTGCCCCTGAGAGCGGCCGTGAATCGGCAGCCCGTCTCATGACCCCCCGTCTTAAGGGAGGATAGGGGATGGCTCCGCGGTTTAAGGCTCCGGTCCATGCGGACTTTCTGGACCTCGGCGCGCGCTACTCCGACGACATTCGCCTCAACGAGATCGCCTATCGCTACGGGGTGATGCTCCCGAGCAGCGGGGTCACCGGCGAGCGCGCCCTTTCCATGATCGCCAACAAGCTCGGTGCAGATCGGGCGCTGCGCGAGCTCGAGCGCGTCGGGTTCAAAGGCGTCTCGTCCGGCACGGCCGAGGCTCCGGAGTATCTGCCGTTCGGCGCTTACCAGGGCGCCGGCAACAACCTTTGGCTCCCGTTCGACATGATCGAGCCGGAGTCCCGCAGCCTCAACAGCATCGGCGCTGCGGCGGGCGCGACAGCAGCGGCCGGCGGCCTTGCCGCGCTCGGCCTCTCCGACGACGCGGAGGCCTCGCCTAGCCCGCGCGGCGGAACTGGCCGCTCTGCTCGGATCAACGAGCGACGGTTAGAACGACTGCACCGAGGCGAGCTAACGCCAGACGAATCCTATACCCTGTCAAGACTCGATGAAGGGACCGACCCGACAACCATCGCTGACGAGATGCAGATCAGCGACAATCATCTCAGCCAGCTCCTGTGGAGGCTTCGGGAAGCCGGCCACGATGTCCCACTCCGCCAGCTTGGGCGGCCTTCAAATGTCAGAGACCAGGCGGTCGATCTCAAAACCCGCTTTCCGGAACTGACAAACGCTCAGATCGCCGAGCGCATAGGGAGCACGACGGACAGCGTCAAGGTGACGCTGTTCAATGCGCGTCGGCATGGGCTGTTGCCCGGCCTTTCTGGAGCGGCCGGAGTGGGCCTCGGCCTTTCCGCTCTCTCCGGAGACGACGCGGAGGCCTCGGTCCTCTCCTCCCTTCGCGACGATGGGCTGGAGACAGCCCCCTGGTCCGAAATGGGCGGGCAGGAACAACCTGGCTGGAACGAGACCGCCGCGGACTTGATGCGCCAAGGCAGCGGCGTCCTGCCGTTCCCGTTCAACCTCAGCGTGGCGGCGAGCGCGGACTTTGTCGACGACCCCATCGACGCCGCAGCTGAGTATGCGGTTGGAAGCACGGTTCGGCAGTCGGCAGACAGCCGCCGTCAAGGCGGCTGGTACGACGACGGCATGGGCCAGCAGTTCTACGTCGAGGGCGATCCTGACTTCCGGGCGGGATTCTTCGAGGAAGACGACAACCTCTACCAGCAGCGCATCATGGAAGACGGCCAGCGTGGTCCCGGAGATATGGCATGGGACCGTCTCCTTGCGCCCACGGAGCTGTTCGGTGGCGACGAGCTTGCGGCGCCGTTCAAGGCGGGCAGAGGAGCGCTGCGGGCCCTTCGCGGCGGCTCGTTCGACATCCCCGGCGGACTGCCGCGCGACCTCCTTCCGGGCGAGCCAAGCCCCATGCCTCCACGCCAGCCCGGTATGGCCGGAGAGCGCATCAGCGAGCCGGGCCAGCCCTACCGCGAGCCGTTCTGGGGAGAGGACTTCGGTGACCAGGCCGGGCCGTTCCCAGAGCGTCGGCAGGAGCCTTTCGCCGACCTAAGCCGTCCGGAGTGGGCGCAAAATCAAGCCGACAGCCTCGCACGGCTGCGGCAGGGCGCCGGCGACGCGTTCGACTTCGACCTTGCCGACGAGATGAACGACCGCGCCTGGCGCGTCGTTCAGGGCGACGAGCGCTACTTCGGCGGCAAGCCGTATTCGCAGGAGCAGGGCTACCCCGGACGCTACGCGGACATGGACCTTTCGCTTGCCCCCTCGCCGGAACAGACGGCGCGTACGGAGGTGAGAGCGGCGGCGGATGCCATGCTGGCCGAGCTGAGGCGAGCTCGCGACGGCTTCACCGTGCCGCGGTCCAGCGATGGAGCCGCGCGCCAGGGCCAGTTGCTCACCGACATGGACGATCTGATCCAGCTCCTCGATGAGGACGCGCCGAGCCAGGATATCCTCTCGCACATGCTGACGATCCGCGAGCGGCCGGGCACGCCTGCCTATCCGTCGCTTCTGCAGCGCGGATCGACCGGTGCGGAGCGACGAAACCAGCCGATCGGCTCGTCGCTCGACGACGCGATGCGTCTGGACTCCGACGCGCTCGCCGCCGCCGGGCTGGCGCGCGACGCGCGGCTGGCAGTGCGTCAGACAGCACCACCGCCACCGCCACCTCCATTCCCCTATAGGGCGGCGCAGGTTCTTGGCGGCTCAGCGGCGGGAGCCGGGATTCTGGCCGCCACGGCCTCCATGGACGACCCGGAGCGCGATACTCGGGCCTGGGGGCCAGAGAGGATCAAGCAGCCGCCATACACCCCGCAGGAGGTTCCGCCGCTTCCTGAGCACGCTGGGGCCGCGCCGCGCGAAGAGCCGATCTTCGCGCCGGTAAACTACATGGTTCCGACGCCAGACGGCCGCTACATGGTGTCTGTGAACGTCTCGCCCGACGGACGACGCATTCCCGATGACGAAACGGTCAACATCTCGTTCGATGGCGCCGAGGTGGCGCCGGACCCCCGGCTGTTCGACGAGTTCGAGGTCGACCCGGCCAACCTCCAGCACGTCCGGCGCCTGCAGAACGTTCTCATCGAAGCTGGCTTCGACGTGGGTAGGAAGGGCGCTGACGGAGTTCTCGGAGATGACACGCAAGCCGCCATCGACGCCATCGCATCGGCCTACGGTTACGGCGCGGTCGACCCGACCACAGCGTTCCGCCTCGCCATGGCCTACCCGACGCAGGACGCCACCGTCGGTATGGTGCAGTCCAGATTGGCGCAGAATCCGGACTTCCTCGCGCTGCTCGGAGACGCCGGGCCCGACGACGTCTATGGTCCCGACACCGAGCGCGCCGTCGAGGCCTTCACGGGCCGCGACGCCCCGTCCTGGACGCGAGACTATGCCGCGCCGCCGCAAGAATTCCTGAACGAAACCTACTGGGCGGACATCTTCGGCAACAAGAAGCGCTGGCGCGAGCAGCTGCGCTAGTCGGCGTAGTGCCGCTCACGCGCCTCGAAGATCAAATAGAAGAAAAACGCGACCGGCCACGCGATCCAGACCGGAACTCCCGCAAGCGCCGGCGTCCAAGCAATCGCTATCGTGGCGTAGCCGAACCACTTCATGTCCTTCGGTCCTTACTCAAGGGAAGAGCGGCGCGACGCACCGCGTCGTGGTAGGCATGGTAGGCTGACCAGAATTCCTCGTCCGCCTGTTTTTTCCGAACGTCGAACGCGAATCGCTCCTCCGGCGTCCAGGAGAGATAAGCGTAGTGGTTCGTCATGCCCATTGCATCTAAGCGCGAGCGTGCGCGGTCCATCCGACTCAGCAGTTCGTCAGCCATTTCACTTCCCTTCCTTTCCAGAGGACTCGCGGAGAGAGCGGAGATTCTCGACAAAGTCGCGCCACTGCTCTCGCAAGAGCGAGCCGCCCGTGGCTTCGTCCATTTTACCCTGGCCTACTCGGATCAAGTGGTTGAAGCTGGCGTGGGCGGCGGTCTTGCAAAAGCAGCGAAGGTGCGGCTTTCTTCGACACCATTCGGCGTCACACCCGCGCGCCCGAGCAATCGAGTCCGCCAGACCCTCGACGACATCTTTGATCTCGCTCATGGGGATTGCTCTTGCTCTGCAACCCACTTCCGGACCTGCCGTTCGGCGTTAGGCCCGACGAAGCAGTTGCCCTCAAATTCGGTCAGTGAGCTGCGCTTGATCATCTTGCGCGCCCACCACGTCTGCTTGCCGATTTGGGTGATGGCGTATTCGCTCATGCGGACAATCCGAACCGGAAAGATTTCAGCCACACGACGAGCTTCTGAGACCAGATTAGGCGCTCCTCCCGATCCGTTTCCTCCGCGCTCTTGATCATCTCATCTAGGAAGGAGTCGAGCGCTCGGTTGAATAGTTTCTGGAGGTCGTCTTGGCTCCAATCGCCTTCAACAAAAACCTCCCAAGCGGTCTCTCTGGCTTTCGCGATGTCAGTCATGGGGATGGTCCTTAGACAGAATATGTGTTCTTGAACGGCGCTGCCGGTTGCTCACTGAGACGGAGTTAATCTCCGAGCAGCCTCTCTACGCAGTCCTCCGCCAATGCGGTTGCTGCGTCTGGAAAATCAGCGGCAAGCTCGCCTGCAACAGCGATCTTCCTGGCGCACTCCTGATCCAGCGCCTCGTCAGTCGTCATTTCGTCCGTCGCCGGAGCACAAGCCGTCAGACCGAGTAAGAGTATTATAGCCCGCATCTTCTTCTCCAGTGTAGGTGTCGCTCAATCGAATTAAAGGGCCGCGTTAGCGGGAATTATTCCTTGTACGGAGCCTTCCCCTCCCTGGGGGAGAGGGCGGCGTCCAAGTGAGCCTTGACCGTTTTGAGGGAGAGGACCCTACGCCGAGCCTTAGCGGCGTCGATCCATTCGTGGCGGTTCGCCTGAAGCTCAGCCGCCCAAGCCCTCAGCGGGTCTCTTTCATCCTTCTTCATTCAGACGGCTCCTTCGCTCGCAGCCAATTTTGGACGGCGCAGGAGAGCCGCACCCAAAGCCCCGCACCGGGTATCGCCGCTGGAATGCGCTCGACCAGCTCACCGTCATACCGCGCTAGCGGTAGCATCTTGATTCGCGCCCTGGCCTCGGCCTCACTACGAGCCAGGATCGAAAAGCCGTAGTCGGCTCCGTCAAAGTGGTACGTGAACAGATATTCCGGCCACCTCTCGTTCGGGTCGCTCATTCAGACGGCCCCTGCTCCTGGAGGAAGGCTCTGGCTTCATCTTCCTTCTCTGTCGTGGTGAGAGCGTCGTTCCGCCTTTCAAAGAAGTACTTCAGCAACGCCCTCGCCCTTTCCAGGTCGGAGAGGAGAGAGCGGCACTCGGTCGCCCAGTGGCGCGCAGCGGGATCAGCTCCGTCCGTCATCGTCGGATCGTCGATCCACGCGAGCGATTCCTTCAGTTCCCTAAGCCGGGTCATGGGGTGTCCTCGCCTGCCGGATGATCTCGGCCATGCGCTGGACGATCTCGATACGGATTGTCATCGGTTGGCCGTCCGGCACGTCGTCATCGACGAGGCCTAACTCGTTTTTGATGCCGCGCCTGTCGAGAAGGTCGTTTAGAATGCCGAGCGCGGCACGCTCGGCCCAATCAATCGGATCGCGCCTGTGGTAGGGGTAGCGCTTGCCGCCCTCAAGTGCGCGGGTCGCAAGGCCCTCGTTTGAATGCTCAACCATCCCGTGCTCCTTCACAGCACCCACCACTCCTTCAGCTGCTTAAGCCGGGTCATGTGGTGTCCTTCTCCGCGAACCAGCCAAAGAGGAGCCGACAGACGGCGATAATCGGAAGCGCCGCAACAACGATCATTCCGAGAGACATGGAGCCGACGAAGAACGCCAGCGACACGGGCAGACCCGTGGCCCGATCCAGCCAGCTTGTGACGATGACGGTCAGCACGATCGCCGTGACGTACAGCACGAAGAAGGCAGAGCCTCTGCTCATAAAACCCACCACAAGAAAGCGGCGCATCCCAGCAGCGCCAGAAGACGAAGGTAGGCGATGCGTTTGGTCGCTGCAGCGGCGCGCCGAGCGAATCGGTTGGCGCCGGACCGCAATGAAATCAGCGGCCTAAACCTACAGCCGTGGATAGTTGACCGCTGAAATTCGCCAATGATCTCCATGGGTTATGCTGCTCCTTTTGCCGCGTTTCCGCCAGTTGCCAGCCGGTAGTCGGAGAGCCGCGCGATGCCCCGGCGGATGATCTCTTTCTGGTCGACGTAGCGGCGCCTGATCTGCGCAACCTTCGCGCTGTCCCAGCCCATGATCGCGGCCACCTCCCGGTCGTCGAATCCGGCCTTGCAGAACTCGGTCGCAGCCGTCCGGCGCAGGTCGTGCAGCGTGCGCTCTGGAATGCCGGCATTGAGGGTAGCGGTCGAGAACTTCTGCGTCAGCGTCTTGGGCTTCCACGGCTCGCCCTTGCCGTTCACCAGCACGCGGCTATGGGCCCGCTGGATCGCCGCCAGCACGGCGCGCAGCTCCGGCACGACCGGCACGACGGCCAGGGCGCCCGTCTTGGAGCGGCGGATCTCGATCGCGTCGTGCTCGACCATGGTCCATTCGAGCCGGCAGAGCTCGGAGCAGCCGAAAGCGGTCAGGCGGGCCACGTCCATCACCCGGACGAGCTGCGCCGGCGCCGAGGCGCGGAACGCACCCATCTGCGCGTCGCTCCAGACGCACTCGGAGCGATCGGTGCGGGCGATCCTGGCGATGTTGGCGCAGACGTGCGCCCCGATCACGCCCCGGTCCTGAAGCCACGCCAGGAAGGCCCGCAGGCCGTCCAGCGTCTTGTCCGCCATGGCGGGGGCCTCGGCCATGCTGTCGCGCCAGTCGATCACCAGGGGCCTCATGGCGGGCTCCGTGAAGGCGAGGGGGTCGGCCTTGCCGAACCGATCGCGAATTCTGGCGATGTAGAACTCATAGACGGCTTGCGTGTTCGGCTTGAGGCGAGCGAACTCGGCCGACGTGCGCCAGCGCTCGAGCCAGGCCGCAACGTCGCCGCCATGGATATCTCGCCCCCACGTCGCCAGCGCGCGACGCCATTCCCTCCAGAGCGCTTCGGAGCCTTCGGTCTCATAGAGACGTGGGGCGTTCCGACCCCGCCATGCGTAGAGATAGATCGCGACCGAGCCATCACTCAGCGCCTTCTTTACGCGCCGGAGTCCGGGCGGACTTCCTTTGGAAGCGTTCGACATGAGAGAACCCCGCTGCCGCTTGCCCCTTGAGCCGTAAGGTGACTCGCACGTCCCCGGCTGCGACCTCCACAATCTCCAGACCAGCGGCCTCGGCGGCGCGGAACAGCGCCTGCCAGCCCTTCTGATTCGGCATCGGGAGGCCGGTGCTCACTGCGCATGCTCCCTGATGTAGGCGAGCAGGTCTTCGCCCGGCGTGAACCATTCGCCGTGCTGACGCAGGTGGGCGAAGCGGGTGTGGAGCCGGAGCTCTCCCCATGAGCTGCCCGGTGTGCACCCCAACAGTTCGAGTCGGTCGGGCGACCCAGTTTGCAGGTTTGCAAGCCGCTGGCTCGGATTGTTGGCCACCCCTATTTTAATGAGGCCGGTCTGCTCGCCGCGAATGAAATAGACCTTGGCGGTAGGAGAGCGACCTCTCCTCGGAGCAATCGAAGGAACGGTCACCCGTTCGGTGTCGATGCCGCGAAGCGCTTGCCAGCGAGCAAGCCAACGCTCTGCGGCGGCGCGGTCATCGCAGCCGGTGGAGACGCGCTGGCTCCGACCATCCCACCACGTCACGTACCAGACGTCAGAAGGGTGTCCGTTGATCTTAAGCCGCGATAGTCCGTATTCAGACATGCGAATAGCCCCAGAGCTTGGCGACGTCCGAAGCGGTCAGGCGGGGTTCCATCACCCCTCTCTCTTCGCTACGGCGAGCCGGCGGTCGCCCAACCACTCGTCAATCTCGCGGATGAGCTGCTTCGGGCTGTGGCGGTCGGTGCCGTCTAGCCTGCGAACCGCTCGGTTCAGCAGTTCCTCGGCGCGGTCGAGCATCTTGTCGCTCATCTACTCCCCCTCTGAGGGAGAGGGGGAGAGGGCGGACGACTCCCAGAACAACTTCGCTTGCGTCGGGTGCTGGTCGACTCGGGGCCGGCTGGGGCACGACCACGACCCGCCGCCACGCTCGCCGAGCAGTTTCCAGCCGGCAGCTCGCAGCGATGCGCCGCCTTCCTCGTGTAGGGTGTACGTCCCGATGCGCGCATAGCCGAGCGCGAAGCAGGCGCGCCGGGCCGCTCCGTACAGGAACGAACAGGCGTTGCGCGTGCCGTCCGTGCAGAGGCGCGTCACTTCCAGCGTCATCCCGTCGTCGCGCATCCTCGCCACCGGTCGGCCGACGATTGCTGCGCCTACGACACTCGCATCCAGGACCGCGCCCAGGCTGAACATGTGACCGATCACCGGCTTGTGGTGGCGATGGTGGCGCGCGACGAATGCGTTCGCCTCCAACAGCGAGAGGGGGATGAGCGCGAGCCTCACGGTGACTCCGTCCGAAAGACGCGCTTCATCTCCGCGAGCACGTGGGGGTGGAAATGCTCCAGGAACGTGCGCTCGGCGATCATACGGGTGTTGTGATCCTGCCAGATCCGCTCGTTGCGTTGGATCTCTGCCCCGAGCCGCTCGATACGAGGCTTCACCAGCGTCATGATCTCGGCGCAGAGCCCGTCCGCGTCCGGACAATCGAGGCTCTGCAAGACGCAGAGAATGTCGTCGCAAACGTCGTCGACCTCGCTCATCAGATCACTCCAAAGCCGCCACAGTTCATGCAAACGAGCTGCTGCTCTTCATCGTTCGGGTCTTTGGCGTCGACCATGCCCGTGCCTTCGCAAAGCGGACATTCGATCTCATCATCGTCTTCCATCTCCCTACCCCTTCGTCTCGGATGCGGCCCGCTCTAGCGGAGTCAGCGGAAGGTCCGGCTGCAGGCCGCAGAACTCCGACCATGCAGCGCCGACCGCGCCCGTGCCGGGGAAGAGGTCGTGGAAGTCGTCGCCGCGCCGCGCGCCGAGCAGCGCGAAGACCCACATCGAAAAAGCCTTGGGCTTTCTCCCCATGAACTGCTCGCCGTTCCGGATCCGCTCTTTGCTGACGACGTAGCGATCCACGTGCGCGGACGTCGGGCTATGGCGCGTTAGGACGTAGTCGGCGGCGCGCGAGCCGGTCTCGGCGAAGGAGCGACCGCCGCACACGATGACGGGCTCGAAGTGCTTCGTCAGCGCTGCGCGGTTCCCGCCGTACTTGGGGTGGAGCGATATCCAACTGCACGTCCGGGCGTGATCGGGACACATGGGCAGGATCACGCGCAAGCTGCGCTCGCTAAGGCTCATCGCCCAGCCGTCGGGGAACTTCGCCTGCAGGCGCTCGATAAGAGCGCGGTGCGTTTCCGGATCATCCCAGATCGCAGCTTCGGGATGGTGCGCGGTGTAGTACTCGGCCAAGCCGAGGTACGGCGGATCGGCATAAGCGAATCTCATTTCGTTTTCGTCTCGGATGCGGCGGGGGGAGAGGCCAGGGCGCACGTCAGATCGGGCGCAATTGGCGGATCGGCCTTCCAGAAAGCCGGACGGCCCCGCAGTTGGCGGCAGACCGCAGCGAGTTGCTCCGGCCACCGCAACGTGCCGAGCGCCTTAAGCAGACTGCCGTGCGTGTGACGGCCCTTGCCTTGGACAAGGCGTGCGGCCTCCGCCTCCCAACGAAGCTCTTCGACCCAAAGCAAGGCGAGGCACGCCTCTGGCCAAGGCTGAAACGGCTCGTGCTCGTGAACCGCGTCCAACTCGAAATCGTCGGGAAGTGCGCCGTGCAGCCTATCTCGGTCGCTCAATGCGATCCCGATGCTCGGCATGAGGTAGCGTATCAGCTTCGCATCTTCGATGTGCCGATGCGGTGCCGCGATCCACACTTCTGGGGTCGCGAGGCGGAACATCCCGACTTGGTGGAGCAGTCGAGACGTATCGTCGAATTGCGACTTGATCTCCACTACAGCGAGATGCGCCGGGCTGACAAACGCAACATCAGCGCGCACCGTGCCCCGGTCCATGACCAGCTCATGAACCACCCTGGCCAAGGGCCAACGCTTGCGCCCCCACCGCTCTACGGCGTCGCGCATCAGCAGCTCGTCTTCACTTCGATACGACCGCCGCCTATCGTTGCTCGTGAAGCGCGCTGCCGCGTCCGGCGTTGTCTCTCGGATCAGTCCGCTCATTCTGACTCCCCCTTCTCGTTCTCGGACAGGGAGGCGGACCGATACTCTACCGCCTGACGATTAGTGTAGCCGTGCCCGAGAAACCGGCGCTCAACGCGCTCAAATATGACTGTCGGACCGAACGGATAATCCAGCTGCACGGGGCGCCAAGCAAACCACCCGTGCCATTCCTTAGATGGACCGACCGCACGGCGCTTGAGCCAGCTCACTCCCTCCCACGTCTTGATGAGGACAAAGACCGCACCGATGGCTGGGATCATCGGCACAAGGATGGGACTCAGCAACACGAGCTGAAGCCAGTTCGGCAGAGGCTTGAGAACCATCTACTCCCCCTCCGTTCCGGCGCTGGCCCGAAGCTCTTTGCAGCAGCAGGGCGTTCCCTTGTCGAACCAGCGATTGATCGCGCGGCTGGCGGACCCAAGGTGGGGATCAGTCTCCATGGCGCGCTCCATGTCGGTCTCTTCTCCGATGCAGAAGTCCTCGAACTCCTGCTTGCTGCGCTCGTGGAGGCGCTTCAGGGCCTCGTCCATGAGCGCGGCGCCGGTCGGCAGAACGCCGTCGAGCCGGTAGCAGGAGTGGCCCGCGCGAGCGCCGCCGTCGTGGCTGATCGTGTCGAGCGCCTCCCACAAGAACGGATGCTGCTCGCGGGTGACGAAGAACGGCACGGGTCGCGTCCGGCTCATGGGCCATCCTCCGTTCCGGCGCTGGCCCGGTCTAGCCGCTCGATCTCAGCAATGATGAGAGCGCCCGCGCGCACGAGGTCGCGGCGCGGGTCTTTGGGCTTCCATCCACGAGCATCCCACGGCCACCAATTCGGCGCCGATCCCAAGTAGGGTCGAGGATGCCTCCCGGCGTGGTACGAATAAGCTGAGGCGGCGAGCGCGATCTCTCCGCCAATGTGCTCGTCGTCGTGAGCCGCGTCCCAGCCTTCCTCCGACACCTGACGAATGCGCTCTTGCAGCACGTCGAAGGCGGCGCGGGAGAGCGTCGGCGGATTGGTCGTGTCGTCCGGCACCGCATCGTGCAATCGCAGCTTCGCGAACGGTTGCAGCGCCTCTATCAGCTCCTCTCGTGAAGGAGAGGCTACTTCCGCTCTCACCGCAGCCTGCATCCGAAGCAGGCGGTCTTTGAGAAGGTGGTCGATGCGCATGCGGAGCATCGCGATCTCATCCGTCGCCGGGGAGCAGTCGCATCGCGGACAGATGTCCGGCCCTCCGAGGCTCAGTGGATAGTTCTTCGCGCCACACATCAGACATGGCCCCGGCATGATATCCGGGCGATCCGATTGTGAAGGAGAGGCTGGCTCAGGACGGGTTCCCGCTAACGCGGAGTGCGGGTTCGATGGAGCGTCGCGGTCCCACAAATCACGGTTCGCGTACTTCAGCGAAAGCTCCTGGTAGGCGTTGATCAGCTCAAGGACGTTCGCGGCGTTGCACGTCGAGTCGTACTGCGCGAATGCTGCATCGGCGGGGCGGTCCTGGTGCTCGATCCAGTCCAGCACCTCGACGCAGATCGCGCGCATGGAGCCGAGCTTGGCGCTATCCATTGTCGGCTTCCTTGTCGGAGAAAGTGGCGAGGTCAGGCTCCTTGAGGGCCGCGCGCGCGATCTCCCTGGGCGTCAGCCAGATCGAGCCCGGCGGGACGCTCTCGCCCGGCTTCTTGCCGTCCCAGCGGCGCGGATCGTGATGGTCGTATGCGGTGGCGTCATTGCGTGCGCACCGGCGCAGCGCGGTTTTCAGCCTTTCGACCTCTAGCGCATCGCTCTCTTGCCGTCCGCGATCCGCGTTAGCGGGAACACTATTCTCCGTATGCGGAGAGGCTGGCGGGGCGGAGGAAAGGGCGGCTCGGGCGAACTCTCCTACGTTCCACACCGCTTTGTTATGGATGAACGCGCCCTTAGCCTTCTCGGCCAGGACCTCCAGCGCCTCCGCTTGTTCTGCTACGGTAGAGCGCAGGGCGGTGTCGTTCGCGAGGCACGAGCACGCACCCGGCGTCGGACATCCTGGAGGCTCGTTCGCCGAGAACCGCCGCATCAGTTCCCCCACGCTCCCCGCCCCGAGGGCGGACGCTGCGGCCGTGAGGGCGGCGGCTGCATCGTTTTCAAACTGCTCGCGACACTCTTCCCAAGGCTCGATCCGATGCCACGTCTTGGCCGCTGCCGCGAAGGTGTCCGCGCAATGATTGTCGCGCTCGACCTCGCTCTGATAGAGCGACCTTGCGACCGACTCGCGCAGCCTTTCCTCCGTCATAGGGCCGTCTGGAACTGTGGGGGTGTCAGTCATTCTTCCGTTCCTCGCTACCGGGCCGCGTTAGCGGGAGCACTCATTTTCCGTTTCACTTTTCTCTCCCGGTGCTGGGTGGTCAGGCGGCTGCTGCTTCGTACTGCAACTGCAGGGCGCGGACTTTCGCTTCCAGATCGGACAGGAAGCGCTCCACGGCCTGCTCCAGCTCGCCGCAGCGCTTTTCGTCGCGGGGGACGCGCGAGATGTGAAGCCGCATCGTTTCCGGCAGACGCGGGTCAAAGCTCACGTAGTCGCACCACTGCCGGTTCGTGCAGGTCATCTGCCACTGCATCTGGACGATGTAGCCGTCGGGGATTTTCGCTCCCATGAGCGTATCGAGATGCGTCTTCGTGGTCGGGCATTTGAACTCGACGAGTCCGTCGTCGCCGATCAGCCCGTCAGGGCTGGCGCCGGTCATCAGGATGCAGGGGTGATCGATGAAGTCGGCGAGGGTCACGTTGGAGTCGGTGCGGAAGCTGTAGGCCTTGCGCGCCAGCGGCTCGTTATCGACGCCCCACTGCATGGCGGCGGACTTGTAGTTGTCCGCGACCGTTCCGGTCAGGCGCTCCGCAATCAGCTGCGCCATGTAGGTCGCGCGGCT